GGAATTTACATTCCCCTATTCTATCCTATCTTTTAATATATTAAGATAATAAATAGTAAGTACGATCATTCCTCCAAAGTAGAATATTCCCCAAGGAGCAGACCACATAGTTAATGCAAATCCAAGTCCTAATAATAAACATAAAACAAAGATTCCAAAAACTATTACTGTGTATAAATCAAGATTATTCATTTTATTTGTAATAAGCATTTCTTTCAGAAGGAGACATATATTCCCATTCTACATTCTTAAACTCTTGAAGAGTTCTACATCCAGTATAAGACATAGCAGATCTTAATGCGGAATCAAATTGAGAAAGTAAAGACTCAAGAGTATATTCAACAGGAACCCAAATCTCGATTCCTTCTTCAGCCTTTTTAGTATCAGAAATGTCCTTTTGACCACGTTCACTTGCCATTCCGTAGTATAGTCTTTCTTTGGGGTACAGTCCAATAACTCGTTCTCTGTCTGCTTTAGTTAGAGACATAAAATATCTAAGCGTCTCAGGATTATCATCTAGTCCTTTTGTCCGAGTTTGCCCGCAAGCCTCCTCACATTGTGCAAACATTTTGCCCATCATAACATAATCAGCACCTAAAGCTAAACACTTTATAGCTCTATCTATTGTAGAAATGCCTCCATCTGCAATAATTTTAGGAGCTTTCATAGGTTTAGGAGAAGCATTAATTAGTGTCTTACAGGTGGATAACTTTCGTAGTAACCATTCCATCGAAGCATGTATTCCAGTTTTTACACCTGTAGTACATACACTACCTGTTCCAATACCTACACGAACATAATCTACTTCTGCGTCACAACATTCCCAATAAATATCTGGGTGTGCGATATTTCCAACCATTATGATAATAGTACTCCATCTTTCTTTAGCTCTTTTAACTAAATCATAAATTTTCTTCATATGACCATTAGCCAGATCAATAAGTACTAAAGGACATTCATCAGAGACTTCTCCTTCACAAAAGTACATTTCAAATTCCTTTAAACTAAAGGCACACCAAACATGGTTACACGCATTAAGTCTAAACTGTAAATTATCTACACGTCTTGGAATAATTGGAAGAACATTAGCCTTTGTAAAAAATTGATAATTTGATTCATCAATAACGGATGTCATAGGAGAAACGAAAATAGGATATGTTTCTAAGTCTCCTAAAGGACTACACTCACTACGACTTGTAATATCCGTGGCTTTTGAACTAGGTAAAATACCTATTTCATCTAAACTATACATCATCTTCTATTTCCTTTAAAATCTCACAAATTCAGTAATCAGGATCATTAATTAAATAATGATCTCCAAATTCATTCCTTAAGCACATTTCTTCATTCACTTTTGTATCAGATAATGTTCTTAATGAATTATATCGAAACCCCTCTCCTTCGGGAGCTTCAATTGATTGTATTCTATATAAAACAGTTTTCATAGGTAGGGAATATGAGACTCGAACTCATAACCTTGAATGTATAAGATTCCTGCGCTAACCAATTGCGCCAACTCCCTAAAATAAATTAATAACCTAACATAGTAAGATAAGAGGTTAATATTTTAGTAATAATATCAATATTTAGTACTATCTGATCATAAACATCTATCTTTTTCTTATTGATCTCATTAGGCCATGAAGATATAATAATTTCATACTCACATCGAGACCAAAATTGATAACGGCATTCTTTAACAATAAATTCCTTCACCGAGTTATAAAGTCTAAGATTTGGACGATTTTTTCTAGACAAAGATTCATACTTATCAACTAAGTAAGGAATTATATCATATTTTTTTAATTCCCCATTATTATAATAAACAACAAAAAAAGAATTTGTTTTCATAGCATTAATAATATTTGAGGTTCTAGAAAGATTCGAACTCTCATCTTTAGATTCGTATTCTAAAATTTTTCCAATTAAACTATAGAACCAAAAGGCGGATTTACTCCGCCTGTAAAGCTATTCTGCTTTCTTATCACAGCCTACTTCAGGAAGTTCTGTGAAATACTCATTATAAATATTCTGAGCAATTTCCAGACAGATTTCAGCGTTGCGCAGGTCATCACGAAGCTTGAACATCTGAGTTACCCACTCATCTGCCTTAAAGTCCGTACCTACAACCAGTGATTCGGTTGATTTAATCGACAGATCCTCCAGATTCATAATCTTGGACTTAATCTGACGAATCTCTTTCTCAATGAGATTAACCTGATCCTTAGCTGCTTCGCGGGCATCAGCATTGATGATTTCAGCACGTTTCTTGAGTACTGCAGTTCCAGTAGCACTCAGAATTTCATTAAATTTATTCATAAACTTTTATTACTTTTATATTGTTTGGAAGTTCTTCTTTATCCCAATCCTTATAAGAATTGGTAATTGTTATTGTTTTGTAAAGTTTTGATAACTTTACTAAAGGTTCTTTTTGGATAACATGTGTGACACGTAAATGCACATCAGTTACTCCCATGTCTTGTAATGCTTTATGAATTGCAAAGAAAGTTCCCCCACCATCACATAAATCATCAAAAACTAGAATAGAAGTATTTGGCTTTATTCTAGAAGGTAATTTTACCTCTAACTTATCTCTTGAAATCCTATGCTTTGTAGCATAGTATGTCGTATCAAAGTCAAAAAGCTCACTGTAACGATGATAGGCACCTTCGTCAGGGAATAAAACATTCTCTGGAATATTAGAACCTGGTTTTAAAGCAAAGAATGCAGGCCAGTCATTATCAATTACTCCTTCTGTAATCAAACGCTTAGAATGAGGATCTAGTACTAGAATTTGCTGTGCTTGTACAAAGATAAGACATTTTTTAACAAGCTCCAAATCTAATGCCTCATTAAAAGAAAATAATCTATCAGTTCGCGCTGCAAACAAATAAGCTATTTGTAGATAGGAAATCTGGATACCTTGACGATGACAAATATCCGCTAATTGCATTAGAATCCAAATATCATTCAAATTGGATAATCTAGTATAGATCAACAGGGACTTTCGTCTATCCATTTCAGACTCAAGTACAAGATGAGATTGGGAATCAGGATAAGTATCAATTCGATACTTTATTTCTGACTTTTCTGGGTATAAAAAGTTAATTATTTGCATACAGAGTCAAAATTCTTTTTGCAGGTTTTGATAGAGTAATTATAAGGAATTCCTAAGTCATGTCCTGCACATATGTCACAACATGTTTCAATCAACCTTACCTTATATCCAGAATCAAAGTGTGATTTAACATGATCAATTCCATATAAGACTAATTCCTTATTGAATTCATAAGTTTGAAATTCTCCTTGAAAAGGATTATTTAAATTTGTTTCATAAGGGTTATTAATCTCCTTAAATATAGAATCTCCAACAGGCCCTTTACCATGCCTTGTTAAATAAGATCTATATACAAAATTAAATATTATTTGATCCTCAGTTAAAAAGAATGGAAGATTATTCCATGATGGGCAACATGGAAGTGGGGTAGTATATTCATGTGAAAATCCAATATTAGGGTCCAAAAGTACTCCTTGAGAACCCTCAAATATCACAGAAGTCTTTTCTTTCCATGCTAATTTAGATAACGTATCCTCCAATACTATATTGGGATAAAAAATCTTACAATAAGTATGTACTAAAGAATCTAAGTTATCGAAAACATGAGCAAATCTTGAATAAGTTTCCTTAAACTGGAGTCTATCTTCCGCCCATTCTCTAATTAATCGGAGCTTCATTTTTACAACTTGAGGAAAAGCTAAATCTTTTACATATAAAGCTAATCCTTCTCTTTGTCTCTGAACAGTCTCCCATATTCCTTTCCCTACTGTAGAACCTTTACCCCTTTCAGAATTCAACATTACATCAAAAGGAGTTGTTATTTGTACATATGGATCAAAATATTGGATAGGGATATTACATCCTAGGAAATCTAACTCCTCTCGCTCCCGCATCCATTGTAGTGGATCCATAACACATTGTTTCGTCCAATAAGTAGGTGCCTTAGCAAATGTTCCAGACCCAAAGCAAGAAAATATATGCGTTGTTCCAGACGAAGTAACTACTGTGTGCCCTGCTTGATGCCCTCCAGAAAATCTAACAACTAGAGGTTTTAAATGTTTTCTTTTAGCGTCGCAACAGAGGGCATGAGTCACTTGACCCTTGCCCTCGTCGCCAAACGTACAACCCACTACAATATTATACATTATCGTCGATGTATGTCAAATATATTAGGTTTTGATTCTGTATTTTCTACAGTTCCTTCTGCAGAAATCTCTTCAATTACTGAAGAGCTACCTTTTAGAGTTTTACCCATAGCTTCACAAATGGCTTCTACAACTTCATCAGGCTTGCACACAATAAAGTTTTCTCTAAGAATTTCTTTCATTTGTTTAGCTACTACCTCATCATAATGTTCACTTCCATGTCGAACATGGATATGAAACACATGATACTTTTCACAAGCGAGTTCATAAGCCTCTTGCCAGGTATAATCACGCTCATACTCCGTTCCAGTGAGAGCTGCCAAAGTTCCCCTACTTATTCTTGTCAAAGTAGGTTCATCACCAACTGTAAAAAGGAATCCTTTTTGCTTTCGCTTTTCCCAACTATCAATTGACGTATGATTTCCTGCAATAATCCAAGGAAGTAAGTAGGATTCTCCACTATTACCTCCACCACGACCCTCCAAATAAATTTTAGAGAGACACTGATTAATTGCAACAGTTGAAGATTCGAATTGACCTACCTGACACGGGTAGTAATCACATTCATGATCTCCCACTCCCATAAAAAGAATTTGAGGGTGTTTAACTCCAATAGAATCAATAATAGAATCCATTAACTTCGGAAGATAATCCCTGATCATCTTATCAGGAATTGAACCCATTGAACCAGTTTCATCTAATGCAATGAAAACTGGAAGAGATTCTGGGTGTTCCTCAGAATCTCTAGATTCTCGAATATGTGTCTTACTTTTTGTAAGATCCATTTCTTCGTGTAGAGATCTTTGATGAAAGATTTCTTCTCTGGATTTTTTAGTATAGCTATCAGCAAAAGCTTTATATGTGCTAGAACTCCATGATCCGCTTCCCATATTAATAATGTATTTTAATTACATGATCTTTGTGATACGCAGCTTCATGTAATTTTAAGATTTTTAATTCTTGTTCAGTAAAAGCACATTGTATTCTACCTGTGCAAGTAAGATTTCGCTGCTTTACAATAAGAGTATCAAGCTCTTTGTATGTAAAACCAAAATTTTCTTCATCAGACTTTCCTGTTAATCCATCTGCAGGAGTCTTATGTATAAGATCATATGGGAGCCCCATATAGTCTCCTAAAGAAATAACTTCAGAACATGTTAGTTGAGAAATAGGATTAATATCCGATGCCAAATCTCCCCACTTAGTTCCCCAACCAATAAATAATTCTGAAGCATTACTAGTCCCAGCTACTCGATATCCTACAGACTGAGCTATAGTATATAGAATAGTCATACGAATACGAGGAGGAACATTAGTAAGAGCCTTTTTCGTTACTGGAATGTTTTCTTCATTCCCTTCCACTGTAGTTATTTTCGAAACATCAATTTGATGAATAAGTTCATCAAATGCATTCTCTATATTAACAACAGTATAGTTAATACCAAGAAAGTCACATACTGTATAACTATCCTCAATATCAGCTTGCTTACCATTAGGCATTAGCACACCTAATACATTTTCCTTACCTATAGAATCTACCAATAATTTGGCCACTACAGTAGAATCCTTTCCTCCAGAAATACCAAGAACATACCCTTTCACATGGGTACGTTCTTGATAATTCTTAAGAAAGGAAACTATTCCTTCATATACTTCTTTCATTAGAATTTCCCGTTCCAAAGAGTTCTACGAATTTCTGTGAGAGTAGTTTGCTCCCTCATTTTTCCATCTGAAAAGATAGGACGAAGTAAATTGAAAGGCTCATTATGAGCTTCTTTCAGTGTCATACCTTCATCACAATCAAACTCACCAGTTACATGGTTGTAGAAGACAGCACAACATCCTTTGTGGGATTTCTTCATTCCTGAATCCGTTTTAGGATCTTTGTAGACCATGATAGATTTAGTTTTTCCATCAATGGTTTGTTCTACATAGCTGCACTTAATTGCTACATTAAATGTATCGCGAGAGAACATATCCACATTCCCAAACTCATCCATGTAAGAAAGCATGGAAAATCCTCCTGCACCAAGTGCAACATTCTCTGCAGAGAATCCTTTATCATACAGAATCTGATAAATCTGTTTTGCACGTAACTGAGTGATGCCATCACCATATAAAGCTCGAACATGAGGATCTAAGACTTTATACCCTTTAGAGTTGACAGTACCTCCAAAAGTCTCCCAAAGAGAGAAAACTGTCTCAGTTACAATTTCTACAGGATCCCCAGAGTCACCACGAACATACAAAGTGCCGTTTCTACTGAGAATTTCTTCCTTAAGAGATGGAAGAATCTCATCGACAACATTCCAGTAATCATAGGAATCACTTACCATAGAGAATGATCCATTCGGGTAGACCTCAGTAAGGAGGCGTCGAATCATAACTTTTTCATCCCCATCAATGGCAGCAGAACTACACATTACGGAGTGCTCAGTAGAAGCCATACCTCCACCTACTACAGACATTGGGGTATGATAATACTTTGAAGCATACATAATGCCAGGAATAGTCGCAGTCTTATTAAAAGAGAGCAAAAACCCACATGAAGCTTTAATAGCGCCATGAAGTCCAACTAAACTTCTAAATCCGAACTCAGAAATAGCAGAACGACCAGAAATATCAGAAGTTTTAGAATAAAAATCATTTACGATACTACGATATTTAGTTACAGCAGTTGCAACACACATTGGATACCAAAGCTCAGAGAGCATCAAGGTTTCAATGAAATTAGTACACCATGCAAATTCTGGATTAGTATTAGAAATCTCGATACAGGGGACATTCATTCCTACTTTATATCCCTCAGGAAGTGCCCAGATCTCGATAGGAAGATATCCTAACTCATGAAGCTTTTTAATTTTATCCGAATTAACACGGTCTGCTCCCATAGTAGAAGAAATTACAAATTCATATTCTGCAATAACTTCTTCTAAAGAACGACTAAAGAAAGTTTCATTCATGTATTCAATCAGATACTCCTCAATAAATGCTTGAATACCAAAAACTACTACCTTATCAAATTCAGGAATCCTAGTTTTACGAGGTACATAGTAAGAAACTACCTTAGTGATGCTAGGGTCATATTGCTCTGCATGACATTGTTTATAAAAATCAGTCAGTAGAGCTCCACAAGGTTTAAACATATTAATAACGATTAATTATAGTCATTTGTAAACCCTCCATAACATCTAAAGCTTTGTTATGAAGTTCATTATTATTAGAACGACAGCAGGAAGCATCTATGATGATATCTGCATCAGGGAATGTTTGCTGAAAACTTACAGCACATGAAATAACACAAAGATTAGTTACTACACCAACCAAAGTAATTTCTGTAATGCAATCAGCGATCTCGAATAAATATTCTCCATCACCTGTCTTAGCATCATTAAACTCATCCTGGATAAATCCAAACCTATTTAGTTTATCCATTACATAGCAGGAACGAAGATAAGGCTTAAACTCCTTAATAAGCTTATGACCTTCAGTTCCACAAACGCAATGAAGAATTGGAAGATTTCTACCTTCGCGAGTCATAGCATAGCCAAATCCCCTAGTATCACTATGCTCATAATGAGTATCCCGAGTAAAAAGAACAGCATCATCTGCTGTTATATACTCTTTAACTAATCTCTCTATAGGAGAAATTATTTCTTCAGCACCAGGAACCGTTAATGCACCTCTGATGAAGTCTTCTTGCATATCAACTACTACAAGTAATCGCATATATCTTTTTTATTTATAATTAAATAGCTATCCTTGCCAAAAGGAATAACACTAGAATTAGCTTGTCCAATTGTATTTATAATTACCTCCTTTTTAGACTCCCAAATAAAAATCTGTAGAAGTCTACTGGTTCTTTTCATAACCCAGGCCTTATATACCTTTTTATTAGTAATTATAAATACATCGTCAAATTGTTCTAAGTCAATTACTTTTTTAGGAAATTCTTTTGAACTATCAGTTGATGGTTCATTAAACCTTCTAAATATTCTTAAGAATCATCTCTTCATCGCTTGAACTTTTTCTTTACTAAAGGTTTTCCTCCCTCTTGGTCTTTAAACTTCTTAGGCCGTTTTGGCATTCTAGGTTTATCCTCCTCACAATAATCAGGAATTTGATAATCTTTAAGGTACTTACCCATAATTAGATTATTAATAAAAAGGCTCTAGTATTTCTACTAGAGCCTATTGAGTTTACATCTTAATGAGAGACAGAATCTCTTGATTCATAGCCTCATCAAACAGATCCCGTGTAGTCTGTACCTTTCCATTTAAGAAAGATACAATCTGTGCTGAATATCCAGACATGTAGTAGACATTCTTGACATCACCATAAGTTTGGAATGGAGTGCGATTCTGCGCATTATCTCCGTAGTAATCATTTCTCAAATTCCAAAGGCAAATGACAAAATTGTCAACATACTCTTTAGAAAATCCTGCAGCTGTCAATGTATCATGGACTCTTTCAACTGAAGTCTTATTCAGACTTGAAGCATCAAACTCACAATCACTGATACAAAGAATTCCTTTAGGAAATTCCTCTTCTGGAACACCTTCAAGCTTCAACTGAGCAAAGAGGTTAATAACACCCTCAAAGTTTGTACTTCCATAGTACCCCGAATGGTCATTAAACCATTTCTCCAGAGGAGTTTCTCCTTTCCACTCATGCATCATAGCTTTTGAGTTAAACTCAATCCATGCATTTTGGAATCTCCCTCTTAAGAAATAAGAGAAATACAGAGCAATTGCCTTACCTACATTGTAGCAAGACATGGAAGTTCCAGTTGCTTCTGCACCCATTGAACCAGAAGTATCACGTACTACGATAAGATCTGTAGTATTGCCCTCTTCCTTACACTTATTAACAAGGGTCATAAATTGCTTGTTAATAGTATCTTTGATATGCTGCTCTATATTACGAGGAACAGTGTTACAAATAGGTTTAAAGAGCTCATGTACGAAACCTGTGTACTTCACCTCCTTTGTCTCTGGAGCTCCTATCCATTCCTGATACTTCTCTTTGAGATTATGATTCTCTAAGAACTTGGAATGTACAAGAAGGTTTAAGGCACGACCATGAATCTTATCAAAGTCAATCTCCGTATATCGTTGCTTTGAAATAAGCTGTTGCCAGCTATGTGCTGTTCCTGCAGCTTTCATCCTTGCATAAGAACGATATACTTGATACTTTTCAGCATCTGTCCTTACTCCTGACGCGCCGTAAAGTTCTGAACACAGCCATTTTGCAATCATACAATTTGCTTGTGCCTCTACTGTAGTACACTTGGAACGTGCCTTGATCTGAGGAAGATACTTACGAATGAGATTCGTTTGAGAATCAGAGCCAAGACCTGCAGTAATCAGATCTGCAAAACGACGCCAATCCAGAACTCGGTGTTCCCAGCCGTTATAAACTAAGTCATAACGAAGCATAACGAAGAGATCTTTCCAAGAACCCACCAAGGGAATCAGCCAAGCATTCTTCCAGAATACTTCTTTATCTTTGGTATGTAGCCAGATGAGACGCATAATACCTTCATGACGAAGTTCAGAACCCTTTTGTGCTTCTTTGGTACCATACTTTTTATCATTAATCTTACGACAAATCATTCGCAAGAAAAAGATAAATTTAACAGTATCTTCTTTATTTTCTGCCCAGAGAATTTCACAGTCTTTTGCAATTTCTGCAAATGGGCGGATCTCTCTGTACTTAGATGTACTGCCAAACTGGTCAACGAAGGGATCCCCTGTACTGGAATAGGCTTTGCCACCGTTACCTGTAGTGGTTTCTGCTGCAGTTTTTAATCCTGCCTGAATAAAGGCTGATTTAGATGCCGATTTACTGTTATCAACAGCAAATAATGTTTTCTTTTTTGCTTCAAACATCTTATTAAGTTTTAAAAATAAAGCGGATATTGAACGATGTCAATATCCGCAAATTGTTTATAAAGATCCTCTGTAAAAGGTAAGAGTCTTACCAAGTAGATTTTCTCCCCAATTTGATTGGTTTTGAAGTGCATGATCTTGATCATAGCCTATACCCCAGATTCTATCAAAGGGAGATGCTTCAACAAAGAATTTCCCGTCTAATGCTGGGTCTTTAAGTTTATCCATTAAGTCTTTATTTTGGCTAAACTTACCTTCCAAGGCAAGATACATTTTCTGAATCTTAACCTCATTCCAGGATTTCTCATCAAAGTTTCTAACCTCCCTACCAAGGTTTTTAGCTTCCTTTGGAGTCTCTGCTAATAGAATCTTCTCTGCTGTTTCTACATCACCAAAATGTAAAGCTTTAAGATACATAAAAAGCTGTTCAGATGATTTAAAAACTTTAGAGCCAAATACTATTCTACAAGGATGAAAGTTACTTAACCAACCTCCCCAGAAGAATATAAAATTATCTACAATTTTCATACCAATATAAATTAGTCCCGCCGTGAGGATTCGAACCTCATGAGTTTCTGATGTACAGCATTTACAGTGCTGCGCCACTCCACCATCGTAGCCGCGTCGGGATAAAAGAGCTGCATATTAACTATACAGCTCATAAAGAAATTAATTACTTAACTTCAGGAAATTTAGCATCCTCAGTTTTCTCTTCTAATACCTTTGATACTCCAGGAATTTTCATTTCTTTCATAACATTCAGCATGGGGGATACTTGAGACAGAAGGCTCTGCATCACATCTGTGAGGCCTCTACCCTTCGTAGTGTCCATGATGGTCACATTACCGAAGTTCATGTGCTTGTAAGCCTCAACCTGTTGCTTAGCAATGTTTTCGTAGGTTCCTTCTTGAACCATCTTGAACTGAATTGCAATCGCAGGATCAGTTTTGGCAGCTTCGATCATCTCACGGAAACCATCTGCCTGAGCCTTAAGAGAAGCTTTCTCTGCTTCTGCCTGAGCCAAACCTTTCTGACGAACAACCTCTGCTTCAGCAAGACCTTTAGCAGTAATGGCTTTAGCCTCACCTTCACCCTTGAGAGCTTCAGCTTGCGCTTTACCATCAGCTTCGATTTTAGTCTTATTAGCATTAGTTTCTGCGATTTTCTCCTGTTCCAGCTGATAGGCTTCAGCACGCAGCAGACTCTCTTTCTTAGAAATTTCTGCAGGTACAATCTTATCAGCACGTAAGGCTGCTTCTTGACGCTGAGCACGAGCTTCTTCTGCAGTCTTCTGAGCGAGTTCCTGCTCTTGCAGCACTTTTGCTTCAGCCTTAACGACCTCTACCTGAGCAAGCTCTTTCTCCTTAGCGACTTCAGCGTCTGCCTTTACACGAGCTGTGTTTGCAGCCTTTTCAGCATCTGCTCGCACAACTTCCAACTCAGCATTCTTGTTTGTTACAGTCTTCTCAGCTTCGATTTTACCAATCTCACCTTCTGCTTTAGCAGTTGCCACATTGATATCACGAGTACGCTGAGTTTCTGCAACCTTGGAATCTCGCTCAGCATTTGCCACTGCGACCGCAACTGCTTCCTCACGTTGAGTTGCAGCAACTTCAGAGTTCTTAATTTTGTTCTGCTCTGCAGTTTGAGTTGCACCGTCCTTTTCAGCCTTAGCGATTTCAACATTTGCCTTATTAAGAGCAATTGCTTTGTCCTTCTGGCCTAATGCGATGATATAACCTGCTTCATCCCTGATATCAGTGATGTTGACGTTGATAAGATGCAGGCCAATCTTACGGAGCTCTCCACCAACAACATTCTTCACTTCTTCCAGGAACTTGTCTCGTTCAGAGTTCAGCTCTTCAATGGTCATATTAGACACAATTAGACGCATCTGACCATATACAATATCCTTAACGAGATCTTCAATCTGGTCAGTAGTCAATCCAAGCAATCGCTCTGCAGCCATTTGCATTACTTCAGGTTCTGTAGAAATACCTACAGTCACAGTAGTTGGAACATCTACTCGGATATTCTGTGAAGACAGAGCTTTCTGAAGATTACACTCAAACTGCAAAGGTTTAAGTGACATGAAACTGTAACCCTGTACGATAGGCACCACGAAAGCCGCTCCTCCATGGATGCACTTAGCAGATTTTCCGCCCCCCCGTCTTACCAAAGATTACAAGAATCTTGTCAGAAGGACATTTTCTGTACCGTGAGAGAATTCCCACTACTGAGAGCAACACTAACAGTAGTGCTGCACCGAGAATGATAAATAAAGTCATCTTTTAATTATTTAATTGTTACTTGATGTCGTGTACCTTCCACTATAACTGATTCTCCAGGTTGATAGTTAACATTCTTTGTGGATGTTGCATCCACATATACTAACCTTCCTTCCAGCTTCACTACTACCTCTCCTTTATTTAATTCGGAGTCCCAATAATAAACCTGTGCGGGAGTATCCTTAATTTCATCTTGATAGATGATTTCTTGACGAAGATGTTTATATATGTATCTGTAAAGATAGAACAGAATCACAGTAAATAACAATCCCACCAAAACAGCTACGAAAGTAGATAGTACTGAAACTCCTCCCATTGTAGTTAATGTTAGAGAAAATCCAAATACAAAGTGAACAATACCCTTAAAAGATAACATGTCACTCGAATCTAAGTCTGCATCCATATCAACATCAATCTCTCCTCCAATAAAGGATAAGACTGTCTGTCCAATTAAGACACAAGCAGAGATTACTAATAAAATTAAATACCAAGTCATATTTTGTAATAATTAATTTCAAAGAAAGGCTACGCTATCATCCAAAAAATATACATTAAGAAGATAATTGCTGTATGTAGCCTATTAGTGGGACTGGAACGAGTCGAACGTTCACCTTTGGATTTTCAGTCCAACGAGCGCACCACGCACACCGCAGTCCCAATAAAAAATTCCAGTATTTCTACTGGAATTAAGTTCATAGCAGGGCTCTTCAGCCCCGAAGACTTTTTTCTTTAACGTCTGATTTATAAGCCCTTAACAGATTACAGTACTCTTTCTATATAGAACTCTAGTTTATAGAAGATTGTGGACACATGTGGGATTCGAACCCCTCTATTTCCTTGCAAAGGAAATGTGCTCGCCTTTACACTACATGGCCCAGTAAAATTATAATTTAGAAATTATTTGATTATACTCTTCTTTAGTCATTTTCAATCGTAATCCTACAGTAACTTTTTTAGGAGGTTCTGTTAACAGCATCATACCTTCAATTCCAGTTATCTCATATAGTCGATTTTTAATCTCTACGGATTCCCCAACCTTATATTCTTTATTACGGTCAGAAACTTTTAATATTGCTCCTCTACCAGTTATTCAAAATATTTCCATATTGAAACTTACTATTCTTTTGTAGTACCTAATATATTCTAAGCTATTTAGAGCCTCCTGTCGGACTCGAACCGACGCGTTCAAATGAAGACGGATTACAAAACCGTTGCAGTCGCCGCTGTGCCAAGGAGGCTTACAAACACTATCGTAGTTTACACGTCTGATTTTTATTGCCACAGAAACTCCATACAAATGATCAATTTATATGTTAAGAGTTATTACGCCGCTAAAATTGCTGAGTGAAACTAACTTGTTTCTTTATTGTCTATCAGCATCGACTTTACCCTAACATTTAGGGAGTGCTCATTACCTTGTACTTCGGTAGTTTGTTCGAATAGGCTTTGAGCTAGCCTATAAGTCATTTTAGAGAGGTATAAGAGATTCAAACTCTCCCCTTGTGATTGGAAGTCACATATGCTATCACTAACACCAATACCTCATAAAAGGTTTCTATAAAGCTACATAGATTAAAAGTCCATTGCTAAAAAAGTTGCTGTATGAAACCTTGTTAAAATACCTCTAAGATTTTCGCTTTGAAACCTTTCGGTTACTGGACTAACAATAGTAGATTAGAGTGCCTTCATATCAGAGCCTGCAATGTTCATACCGCACTCTCGGCTTTACATTTCACTACAAATCCTAGTTGTGTTATTTCTGCTCTACTATCCAAGCATTCAATCCTCTGGAAGAAGGCCTTTCATTATCAAGTAAATTCTTCAGATCTATCTTACCAATATCTGAGAATTTAATATTGTAGTAGCATCCAGTAACAGGCATGATACTTGCTACATTACTTGTATCAACATGAGCAACGATACAAGTAATATCGTGTGCAAATGCCAAACCTAACTCCCAGGCAGTACCACTGTCAGAATAATGACCATGATAGATTGCAAGTACACAATCTGCATTTCTGATCTGTTCTACATCATAGTCAAACACTTCACGTGCCCACTCTTCATTAGTTAACTTTTCACCATTTTCAATGAAGTGTTCCATAGGAACTATAACTTCATATCCTTGATTACGCAGAATGAGTGCTGCAGTTTCTACAAGATGCCGTTCTTTTTCATTGAAAAACGGACCTGCAAGATAAATCTTTATCATTTTATTATGCTTTACATACTTTTTCAAAAGTATAATCTTCTCAATTAATTCTCTTATATTGATTTTTACCTACGTTAACGTAAGGGTGTCTTATTGTAATCATAGTTTGTCCCTCAACAACTTCGATAGGTAATAAAAATAATACATTACTTTGTAGGTTATAACACGCAAAATAATCTATTTCTTCATGAGTATATTTGTGCTTCTCCCCAGAGTTCCTGTGCATTGTTGAACTAACCAGGCTAATAACAAATTTCTCTGAATCAATTCACTCTTCAGAGGTTTTTACCTGGACTTTATTTAATTTTCCATTAAAGTCAGCAATTAAATCTGACTTTTCATTATCTCCAAATGGAATATATACAGGTATCTGAAGTTCAACAAATTTAGCAAGAGCTTTCGCCTCACCTATATTTCCTAATTGTTTAGTAGTCATTTTTATTCTTTTTAAGCGGGAGCACCAAGATTCGAACTTGGAATCTATCGGTTAACAGCCGATTGCGTTAGCCATTGCGCCATACTCCCAAAGTGGGCTAGGTTACTCTAATTTACATCCTACCATTAGACGACTATAGTACTTCTCAGCCCTGAAGTTTCCTATAACTGGGACTCGAACCCAGATCGCTGTTCAACAAAATACAATTCAGTAGAAGAAGCTTGCTGAAGTAACCTTATGATTTTAGTTTGTTTTCTTCCCTTATATCTCTATTATCACAAAATTCCTGGTATTCCTTTATAGGACATCCATAATTTATATGTGATTTAATTAAGAGAAAATACAATTTATCGTAATTGTTCCTCTTAGGAAAATAAATTGAACTATATATTTGAATTGGAATATAACCAAGCTTTTGATATAAGCTTATTCCGACAAAGTTATGTATACTACAGTATAATGAATTTGTTCCATATTTAGAGTATACATAATTCAGTAACTCAGTAGCAATTCCTTTACGTCTATATTTTTCTTTAACATTAAGAGCTTCTACATGTGGAATTCCATGAACAGGGTTAGCATTAGAATCAATATGATAATTGTCAAAAACAATTCTCAAGCTACCTTTATGTTCAGGCTCTTTGAAGGGATTGAGATAAGGATAATCTCGTTCTACTATTTCATTATTTTGTAAAAAATATAAAATTTTTATCATCCTACTAAATTACTTATGTTACAAAGATACGGACTTTATTTCATATATCCAAAAAAAAATAGTGCGGGCACAGGGACTTGAACCCTGAACGGCCTTTCGGCTCCCTTATCATTAAAAGTGATCTGCGCTACCAATTGCGCCATACCCGCTCCTTAAAACTAGGTAACAATAAGGACTTGAACCTTTTCGCTAAATTAAAAGAGAAATTTTGCTTAAACCATTTACTTTGCTGTATGTTACCTATTCATTGTAAAACTGTAAAGAATTTGTGGCCATGGAAGGACTCGAACCTCCACACACTTATGAACCTAGAATATATAAGCAGCTTTACCACTTTGCTTACAGGGCCATAAAATGGAGAAGCAAGCATGGCCCGCTTACTTCCCCTCATTGATGAATTACAGTATTCTTAAATATTGTACGATAATGTGCATCTAACTCACTTTAACTTATTGTATTCATACGAGTTAACCATTTCTCCAATTCGCCATATAGTGATTTAATTAGCGGCGAATGGGGGACTCGAACCCCCAGTCTTATGATTTTTTTTATTAGTGAATTAGCACATCCTTATTAACTTGAGACTAAAGCTTTTGACGCGACACTAAATCTTATGTAGCTCCTTGTAATTTATCTAGGATATTACAGCTCTTTGCTACTTAGTCTAAGTCTGAAGCTAAGTCTATCGTCAAATATTTTGTTTGTTTTATTACCTACCTTGGAGATAGTTCAGCAGCCATTCTGAATCCAGATTGGATTTTACTGCTTCTACCTCATTTGCTACTTTCAGTGCAGCAATAGTTGCTGACAGAAGAGTACTTCTACGCTGAAGAGCTAATGCTCGCTGACGAGGGGTCCACTCACCAGAGAAACGCTGCATGGTGTAATCACCCAGCTCCATCACAGTATCTTTTACTGCAATTTGGGGCTGATAGTGAGTTGCACTGCCGAGCTTCTGAACATTCGGATCTTCCAAAATGTACTGAGTCTTAGTGATAGACTTTTTAGTACCTTTCAGAAGGGGAGACTGCATAATTGCTCGACCTGCATACATTTCTTCAGTACATGGTTCCCAGATCTCAGAATCTTTACGAACAGGGATGTTCTGGAACATCTCCTGAAGCTGAGGATTTTCCAGAAATGACTTGAGCTTAAGAAGCTCCAGACTGCTCAGATTAGCAATTACATTGCCATCTACAACCAGATCTGCACGAGCAGTTCCCGATGCATTAGTTGCTTCACAATTGAACATCTCACTGATATAGCTTTTTACCATATTAGTGAAATAGTCGAATTTCTCATCTACGGTTGTTACAACCGCAATGAGTTTACGTTCACTGGGAAGATCTACAGTGTCAGGACGAGGTTCGTAGGTATTTTTAACACCTCGAAAGTTGTCTGACTCCTTCTTAAAGAAGGTTGTATAATCTCGAAGGAGAGCTTTAAACTGGGAAGCACCCTGCTCCAGTTTTGCGAGTAATACATTTAATTTCATACTAATTATTTTGTTGGATATATTTTTGAATTTCTGGATTTTTCCAAATTGTTATAAGTTGTTCCTCAGTCATATTAGAGAAACAATCAGACCCATATATAGACTTAATTCTTTTCTTTTGTCCCTTTGTCAATTTATTTAACAAAGTTTTTATAGTCACCAAGGGAGTATTACTAGTATGTTTACCTATAGAACCAGTTTTCAAATCATTTAATTCCCGCTTTAATGTTTGGACTTGCATCTCTAATGCTCTATTTTCCCCAATCAGTGATTTTTGAAATTGAGGATCCCCAGTTAAAAATAAAGAAGCATGTAGAACAATTCCTTTAATCAAAGTCTTACAATCTTCATAAGGAATAAGACTTACTTTATTAGTAGTTGGAACATATAATATATAGTTCTCTCTATCAATGATAATTGATATGTCGCCATCAGAATTTCTACCTATGTGATCTGATACTCTAACAATTAACTCACCAATAGTGTAATACCTAGATTGCTTGCTTTCGGAGGTTACAATCTTATAAGCAAATCTTCTTAAATACTTATCTATTTTATTCATTATTTATTAAAACTCTCTTTTTCTTTACTTCTTCAGTAATTTCCACATTGCCATAATGTACTAAACAATGACAATTAGCACATAAGATAATTAGGTTGTCAAGTACATTATTTTTGCAATTACAATCTATATGATGTACTTGTAAAGCTTGACTTATATTAAATCCACATAGAACACATTTATGTTCATAGTTTTTAAATGCTAATTTGCCATAAATTGAACTTTTTCCAGTCCCATTTCCTCCTTGTCAATTTGGATTATTTTCTCCAGAACGAAAATGAGAATTATTGTATGAACATGCACACTTTTTGTTACAGAAAACATTACCGTATTTAGAATTTTTTATTTCACTTGGCAACTTCTCTATCTCTGCACCACAAAATGCACATTTGCATTTTATTTTTGTTGTTTTTGCCTTTGCCTGGCATTCTTTAGAACAATAGTGTTTTCATCCTCTACTATTTGATTCATTTACTCTGCGGGGTTCTTTCTCAAAGTCCTTACCACAATAATCACATTTTACCTTCATATATTTATTTTTTAACTATACAAAGATAAGAACTTTTTTGGCCAAACCCAAATACCTCGACAAATTATAGTAGGGAATGTGAGATTCGAACTCCGACTCCGCATCCCAAATGCGGTATGTTACCATTACAATACATTCCCTATAAAAGTCTCATTTATATCATATTGTTGCTTTACCTGACTGAGCTATTATTAGAGCTATGCTAATAAACGGGATTTGAACCCGTGATCTACAATCCCCTATTGATAATATTTGCTGAAGAGACTTTGTAATAAACAATAATAAAACTATGCACACCCTTAAAGACTTGAACTCTAAACTATGGTTTTGGAGACCATCGTGTTACCAATTACACCAAAGGTGCTTAAAGTGAAATTCTTTTATGCTTCCACTTACTGTATACCGCAGAGAATTTCACAAAGAACTACTACCGCAAAGCGGAGGGTAAGGGATTCGAACCCCTGGTACGCTCATCACGTACACCTGTTTTCAAGACAGGCACAATAAACCAACTCTGACAACCCTCCGAATCATTCCTATTATTTAGATATATCTTGAGAGCCTTTCACATTTATAAAGGATCAGCACCTATCATTTAGTCTAAATCTTCAGGAATTAATTTATGTTTCATTTTATAGTCAAGTTCCTGATATGCTAGGTTAACAAAATCAAGTACTCTTAAAATGATTTTTAAATGCAAGGTATATTTATATTCTTCTTCATTAAGAAAGAATAACATTTTATATGTATCTTCCTCAATTTTAATTTTATCTACTATTACTTTGATAGGAGCTTTATTCAAAAAAGAATCAGAAAAATTTAGTTTTTCCAATAAACCTTTATAATACTCCTTTTTCTTTTTTATCTCGGAAAGTGCAGTTTGTACCTCTTCCAAAGCTTCCTCTAAAGTAACAGGAACTTGTACAGTATATGTAGTACCCTTAACTACAAAAGACTTATCAGATAACCATTTTACATCCATAAATTATAATTTTGCGGAACATAGGGGATTCGAACCCCGAACTTCGCCGTGACAGGGCGATATGTTAGCCAATTACACCATATGCTCCAGAAAGGTATCCCTACATCATTTAATGATTAAAAGTCATTCGATTGTAAAAGTTTGCTGTTTGACACCTTATTGTTTATATTTTCATGTGTATTTATATGCGGATTTTATTTTACCTCTTGCGGCATCCGATATATGACCTCGCACTCCAGAACTCAAAGTTTTAACCTTTCCATTATTATACAGTCACTCCGCAGCTTCCTGCACTGAATTAAATTCGTATAATCAATCACCTTCTAAAGAGTACTGCTGAATCTTTCTTGGAGAATTAGCATTACCTGATAAATGATGGGATACTGGAATTTGATAAAGTTTTAAACATTTACTAACGGTATCGGTTGAACACTGCATAATTTCTGCAACTTTACACACATACTTTACTTCTTTATAAAGAGCCACTATTTCTTCATAATTGTATAGCTGTGAGCCATCTCCACCTTTGGTGGCGTTGTATCCAAATTTATAGGTATTAAGCTTACTTATCCAATAGATTTCCTTTTCTGATAACTTTTCTAAGGCACATTCTTCTAAAATTTCAATTCTAAAATTAGAGATTCCATACTTGTGAAAAGCTCTATACAGTGGACGACTTTCTTCTTCCCTTTTCTCACAATCTTTTATGTGAGCCTTTCATCTTTTTCAAATTCCTACTGTAGTTTTACCTACATATTGTTTATTATTTACTTTATTTATTATACGATATACACAAACCATGATAGTAATTTAGCGTTACCCGAGTATAACCACGTGGAGGTATACTATCTATATACTCTAGCGGGGATGGGACTCGAACCCATGTAGATCGGCTTATGAGACCGAGCTGGCAACCACCTCCAGTCTACCCCGCAATGTATTGAGACGCCTGTAGGACTCGAACCCACACAAAACTGCTTTGCAGGCAGCTCCTTTAACCAATTCAGGCAAGGCGTCCTATTTGAGAGTCCAGAAATAATACAATGTAAATAAATGCACAATGGGGCAAAAGATATAAAAAGTATCTTCCTTTTCCCATTGAACAATAGTATTTACCAATCCGAACTTAGTTGCAAAGAAAAACATAATTCCTGAAACTACCAAAAGATAGATGATAAAAATTACTAAAATAATATACCAAATCATAACTGTTGTTTTAATTATTGTTGGGGCACCAGAATTCGAATCTGGTCTATATCATCCAAAGTGATATGTGCTGCCATTACACCATGCCCCAATATTAGTAGGTGACAATATTATTCAAGCCAATAGAATATTAAAATAATTTGCTGTATGCCACCTTATAAAGCCTTTAATCATCAATCAGATAGATGTACCGAAAAAGTAAACCATTATTATAATGATGGAATTTCTCCATATTTTCAAATATAATGATAAGCATGCGGGCATTTATTATTGCAACAGTCAATAATATGTCTTTTACTATTTATAGATTTAGCTAAACCTTGTTCTACCAATCATTTAGCAGCTTCTCTGCCACCTCAAAAATATTGTATAAAGGTACCATTGAGATCAAATTGATCTATTCGTTTAGTAGAGCCCGCTCTAGCTTTCATATGATTTGCCTTAAGAACTTTCCGTACCAAAGATTCATCACAATGTAATTTTTCAGAAACTTGTTTACAAGTATATCCAAAACTATATAACTCAATTATCTTAGAATAAGAATGTAAAATTTTACCATCTCCTCCTTTTGTAGCATTATATCCATGTTTGCCATATGTTTGAAATTTTTCTATTCAGAAAACTTCTCTTTCAGACAATAAGGTTATATCTTCAATTTCCTCTAATTCTTCAATAGTAAAGCACTCAATTCCATATTTATTCATTGCAGAATATAAAGGACGCTTATTACATCTTACTTTTTTAGAATCTCTACAATGTTGTTTAAAACGTTCTTGAACAGAATTAGTAGTTTTACCTATATACTTTTTATGATTAATTTGATTTGTTATACAATAAATATATGCCATAAATTATAAAATAAGTGACCCAGAAGCGATTCGAACGCTCAATCCCGAATGGGCATCGCATTTTAAGTGCGATCTGTATACCAGTTCCAGCACTGGGCCATTTGTTTTGACTAGCTTTCTCAAGTTATCCTTGACTCTTCACAAAACTGTAGCACTTTTTGCATTTTCCTGCCTTTGTTAGGTTACTGGATTTTACTATTAAACCTACAACGATAGATTATTTTCATTCACGTTAAACTAGTATAACTACTAACTACCATTACTTTCTCCGATAGTGAGAGCACTTGCGACCTAATATCGTCATATTAGGATTTTAAATATTTACAATAACTTTAAAGCTGCCTGTAAGCCTGCTTCTAAGCAATCCTCATAGTGTCCACACCATACTTCATTAGACTGATGATATTCCATGATTGAGGCTCTAGGATGCAAACAAGTAATAGTCCAAATATATGATAATGTTTCATCTAAATAGACTAATACGCTTACTCCATGCTCATTTCTGAGCCACTCTTGTAATTCCGCCTGATATGGAGCTGGACAACAATATTCAGGAATACTACCTAAACCATAGTTGTCTATATCTATAATATTTCCATGAATATCATAAGCAGAATCACAGTCTTCATCATATCCTTTCTCAGCAGCCAATTTAGCCGTTTCAAAACTAACTTTTCTCACGGTAAGCCCATTTATATGTTGTATCAGAATCTCTTATAGTATATACTTTTTCAAGCTTTCCTTCTTCATAGGCTTTCATGTGCATATTACACACTACATTGCTCTTAACAAAGAGCGCTATTGCTGCAAAGATACTAAAATATATTAAAGATACAAAAACTTTACTGGAAAAATCTTCACAATCATCTATCATTGAAAGATATAGAATTGTTAAGCCTATTACTATCCAAGTTAAAAATCCCATGATTATTCTAATCCATATTCATTAATAAAATCAATATTTCGCTGACATAAGCCTTTTATAGTTGCAACTTTATGTGCTATATTGCCAACTGTAGCTCCTGAAGCTAATTCTACAACATGCATAAAGTTATTATACACCATAATTTCTCCATATCGCTCTTTTATCTTGTCAGCAATATAACTATAAGTAATCCTAATATTACTCATCTGATGAGATAGATTCCCAGTTGTCGTTCTATTACATATATGAATAATATTTTGGAAGTAACCTATAATGTGTTCTTTGTCTACATTCATTATTTGCTATGTTTAAAAGTGGGCCTACCTGGACTCGAACCAGGAATACAGGATTATGAGTCGTGCGTTATAAACCTTTTAACTATAGGCCCTAAAATAAAAACTACATTAGAAGTAGGAGTGTTCCTGCGATAATAGCTATTACTAAAAATCCTATTCCTAATATTTGATACTCTTTAATTTCTTCCATATATAATATAAAAATCCTATTCTCTTTACTAAGTCATTGAATAGGCTCGTACTCCAGCTTATTAGATTCAGGCAAGATTTACTTAGTATAACTTAAGCCTCTGAAGCTATCGGTGACTATAGGAGCGATCAAACTCCTATAGTCTATTATTAGATATTAGAATAGTATGCTGCCGCGAATTGATACTTATCCTTTACCCTGTCCTAATTGACAAGAACTAACATCTAATAAATATAATCACATCAGAGAACAGGTAAGCATCCGTACTCTTATCATTTCCGCGAGATATAATTATGTTAAAAATCTCCTCTCTTACCAAGTCATTGAGGAGATGTAAAGACTCTCAAGTATGCAAGTATCTGCCTATTCTTATACTTCCTCTTTTCAAACACAGCCTGTACTCACGTAGGGCCAGCGGCCACTAAAGATTACCTTTAAGAATATCTAAGATATTAGTGATGTTAAACAGATTCACTTGGTCTTTTACTTAAGCCTGAAAGCCTATAAATAGAAACCTTATTACTTCCTCTGTCAAATAATTATCCTCCCATATACTTAATATAAAGGTTTCTAATTTTAAAATTAGAGTGTGCTAGTAATGGGCTATTATTCAGATCTTTTGTCTGTGCCATACTTTATATGCGACTATACACCAGTCTAACCTTCCTCTCTAATTAGTACATCCCTTTTATCCTCTTCCTGGTTTATACCAGTATTTCTTTTTGTTGTTGAATCGAATCTTCATATCTTATAGTTACTCTGCTAAGATTTATTCTTTTTTAATTCGTAGGCATTTAACAGGAATGCCAAACTTCTCAGCAATCTCATCCATAGTGACCACTTTCTCCCATGCTTTTGTCCATAGTAGCTTACCTGAATCTATCACTCCTGCTGTAAGAAGATCATGAATTTCGTTGATAGATGTCTCAGGTATGACAGAAGTCCATCCTCCTGTTGTGATGTTAGCGAATGCTATAGGACAGTCAGACCTCTTTGAAGGAAATGCAACATACTTTGCATTCTCAGTGATTATAACCATTCCTGGTTTAATTTCTATTCCTTTCAGTTTCATAATTAATATTATTTGGATATATGCCAGGATTCGAACCTGGATCCCCTCTCTTATTAAGGTACTCTCACCATTAAGCTACATAATCTTTTCACTAACTTATTAATATAGAGAAACTGCAATTTCTTCTATACCCATACATTAGCGTCCCAACAACAGGTTGCAGCCCGTGTATTGAAAACTAATTTTCCTTCTCCTTATCTTCCGAAGCAATAGAATCTAAATTGCCTCTATTTTATATAAACTGTTTAACGTTCTAAATTCAGTATCTGAGATTACCTCTGTTACAAGAGAAGTGTGAAAATGGGGAATATTACCAAGGGCTACTTTATTATAAGGATAGAGAAGAAACATTTCCCCAACTTTAGGAGGCTTTACCATATAACCTTCCTCTATATAACCCACTTCAATTCCGTTAGGATGTAATCCATCAGGAATTCTACCAGTGAGTCCTACTTTTGTGAGTTTTACACGTTTATATTCCATTGATTATTTCTGAGTATTTTTCAACAACTAGCTTCCGCTGCTTTTTAGAAAGGGCACTTCCATATTTTCGAATGTTGTAATACGCAACTTCTAAGTCTCCCCAACAAACAATTCCTACTTCATTTAGAATTTTGTCCCTAGTTCTCTTCTGTTTTCCTTTAAAAGGAAGGAAAAGAATCATAAAATCAGTAAATTCATATATAGGAAGATCAAAGTTTGCATCCAACTCTTCTTTATTGAGATTTTCCTGAAGAAGAGTTATTTCTTCTATCTCCTTGGGAATCTCAAAATTATCTTTTCCATATACAAGAAATTCCACAGACTCAGGAATTCCTATTTTCATTTTATATTTGTTAAGTTTCATAGTTTACTATATTAGTAGTCTGTAGAGGATTCGAACCTTAAACTGTCTTTACCTTGAGAGGGTAATGTCCTAAGCCACTAGACGAACAGACCAAGTAGATACTATCAAAGAGGATACCCTCGATACCCTTAGGCTCCCAGTTGATAGTATCTGAAGAATTTTTTAGCTGCGGGGATTATAAATTCTGAAACCCACACTTCTAAAGTTTAACGAGATTCTCAGCAACTAGCTCGGGTATACTTAGGTAATATCCTACCATGCATTATATAGGAGCACCCCTAACTAAATTAAATAATTAAAATAGTGTAGTGGAGAGCAGATTCAAACTACTGTTTCCAGCTGAAAACTGGCGTCCTAAATCACTAGACGACTCCACCATAAAAGTCGGAGAATTTAATCTCCGACCAGAGTTTCAAAGAACCGTTTTACTTTCGGTTAGGAAAGTAGGCTGCGTTATGACGTACCATACGCTGTACACGCTGGTAAACGATTTCGCCATCTTTGTTACGCTTTACATTGCCCTCGGCATCATAGACCTTCTCCTTGAAATACATAGGAAAAGCTTTGAAATTGATTTTACTCATGTGTTTCTGACATTACTTGTTCTACTTGTTTCACATAATTTGCAAATGCTGCAGTTTGACGAATTGCATCCGTTCTCCTACCGTCAAAGTTAACATCAATGACAGCCTGAACTTTACAGGGATTAGGAGCTAAAATGTAAATTCGATTTGAGAGATATACAGCCTCCTCAATGCTATGTGTAACATTGAGGATTGTAGGATCGAATTTGGCGTTATAATAGATATCCAAAATGGTGTTCTGAATCTCCCGTTTCATAACAATATCTAATGCACCAGTGGCTTCATCTAACAAAAGAACTTTGTTATCTGCAACCAGGGCTCGCGCCATTGAAACTCGTTGAAGCTGTCCTCCTGATAACACAGGATACTGACCCCATTTAGTTTCATTACCTTCCAGACCTACAATTTTGATCATTTCCATAGCCCTCTCTGTAGCTTCTTTATCAGAAACTCCTCGAAGTATGAGCGGAAGTTTTACATTGTCAAGAACTGACATCCATGGAAATGAAGAATACTGCTGAAATACCATAGGAATTTTTCCTGTCTGTGGTTTTCCATAAACAAGAACTTCACCTGAATCTGGCTGTGTAAGCCCAGAGATGATTTTGAGCAGCTGAGATTTACCACAACCACTCTTTCCTAAGATACTGATAAACTGCCCTTCTCCTGAGAAATCTTTTATATCCAGACTAAAATCCTTAAAGAGAGTGAACTTTCCTTTAGGAGTATCAAAAGACTGGTTAAGATTTTTCAAGTTAATTACATCCACAGCCTCATAACGAGATGTGGGAACTGGAACGGATCCAGTTAAACCATCAAAGAGCCCCATACTTATTTCATTATTTTGGATTTGATGGATGGTTTATTGTACTTTGAAGGAAAGAGCACAACATCCAATTTCTTTAGAAGGACATCTTGGAGAATTCCGATAGCAATAATCAAGAAGAGAAGTGCATAGACTTCGGCAGTTCTTGACTGTCTGCTCATTATGTTTATCAGCGCACCAATGCCACCTTCCTTGTTAAGGGTTTCTGCAATCACTATATAAGTGTAAGAAATAGCAGTTAGATTAATGACATCAGTGGAAACTCGCTGCATTACATAAGGAAAATAAACGTATCGAAATTTCTGCCAATTAGTTGCACCTAACGTTGAAATGGTTTGTAAATACACATAATCCTTATCATTAGCGGGATTCTGAAGTTCGGAAACTCGTTGAACAACGACAGGAAGAATGTAAATAATAATGCCGAAAGCTAAAAAACTAGCCTTCATATCGAATCCAATACCTATAGCAGCGATAAAAATGCCAGACACTGCAGGTATAGGGAGATAACGAAGGGCATCAAAGTACTTACCAAATAACGCTTTAGTAACGGGGAACAATCCTATAATAAGGCCCAAAGGGATTGCAATAATTAAAGCATAGAAATATCCCATAAGGTTCAGCTTTACTGTATACCAAGTATTGGTAAAGAGGGCTGAGTTAGAGATTAAATCTGGATATGCCTTGAGCACATTTATAGGATTTGGTAAAATCTGAGGACGAATGATTTCTCCTGACATGGTAACTAGATACCATAGGAGCAGCAGAACTATTGCTCCTATGATACCTGTTGCCAATGCTTGTTTATGGGTGATCGTCCCACCCATTTTGAACAACTGCATATTACTCAGTTACGAGCATAAAGTCAGTTGTCCGATAGTTGATATTGGAACCCTGCACACCGTCACGGATTGCATTCTTGGGACCGTTACCAACAATAATGAACCGATTAGGATCAAAACCGTAGTCATTAATTAAATAATTAGCTACAGCCTGAGCCCGTCGAGACGAAAGAGACTCGTTGTATGCACGATTACCTGTATTATCAGTATTACCTTCAATACGAACGCGTGCATTGTTGAACTGCTTCGCAATCGGAACAAACTCTCGATCAATAAGAGCTCGAGCATCATTGTCGAGGATGTCACCATTGACAGGGAAATTAATAGTCAACTTCTTATTAGAAATTGCTTGTTTTTCCCTGACTTCTGATGTTACAGCAGAGAACTTAACTGCGGGTTGAGGAGCCTGATTGCCCTGCACAGTACCCTCACTGGAAAGCTCTTCGATGAAAGACATGTCGGAAACTTTACGCCAACCCAGAGGACTTTTAGTAAGCCCAAGGCTAGCATAGGTTCGAGCCATTTTTGAATAGATTTCTTCAGCCTTCATTCCCATATAATCGGAAGTCATACCAAAGAAATTTTCTTCATCACCGAGAGTAGCGAACCAGATATTCCCACATCCCAATTCTGCAAACTCAGGATCAGTTCCAAACGCTTTTGCGAAGATCTTCGAAGCTTCTTTCACTGCATTCGGATTCTGATTCAGGGTAGAATTAGCATAGAGAATTGCGGAAATAAGTTTCTTGACATTGTCATGATTCTTATCCAGCCACTCTGCCTTTCCCACAAGACCATCTGTTACAAGGTCTTTTGCATGTTTGGTTGAAACGAGAACTCTCGAACCAGGAATAGCATCTACACAAGCTTGATCATCAGGTGCCCATGTAACACAAGCATCTACCTGACTAGCTTTAAATGTGTCAGCTGCAGCACCACCGTTATCAACTTTCACAAGTGTTACGTCGTGCTGGCTAATTCCGTTCGTTTCAAGAATATTCAGAAGAAGAGTATGAGATGCAGTTCCTTCAGCTACTGCAATCTTTTTACCCTTAAGATCTGCAACGGTACGAATATTCTTGGTAACTACCATTGCATCTGCCCCCTGAGAACGGTTAAGCATCATTACATACTTAGCACTGTTCATTGCGGAACCTTCACCCATCTCTACGGCCAATACATCCGTAGTACAATAAATAAGGTCGATATCCCCATTCAGGAAAGCATTACGTCCAGCAACAAAATCATCCTGGATAATGATATTGGCACGAATGCCATACTCCTTAGTCAGGATAGACTCGTCATTGGGACGAAGACCACCGTTAATCCACACGATGGGGGCAAACCCCGCATACGTGTTAACTCCGATGTTGATGGTCGGTTTTCCTCCGAAGATATCGCCGAGACCCGAAGTAGAGGATGACCCCGACGACGAGGAGGAAGGGACGACGGCTTTGATTACGAAAAATGCTGCAATTACAGCGACCATGATCAGGACTACTTTGAATCCTGGCTTAAGTTGTGCCATTTTCTTGTATTTTCTTTAAAATTTCTTCTAACTTACTTAATCGTTGTAGAACTTCATCATTATTATCTGAAGTTACCTCATCAATAAACATAGATGATACAAATCCCATTCCGAATATACCGAAAACAAGAACTATACCTGATAAGAAAAACTTAGACAAATATCCCATTATATAGGAACTACGCTCAGCAATAGCATTTGGAATATCATACCAACCCTCAATAGAAAACAATCGGAAAACTGAATAAATACTTTCAAGGGGATTTCCAAAATACTCTGGAACAATACTTCCATATAAAGAAGACAGAATAATTGATAATAGAAAAATCAAAATAGATAATCCTACTAAGATTCCAATGCAACTTCGAATTACTAACCTAAAATTGATGAGTAACTTTTTGTAATTAGGAATCAATTCAAACAATCGAAGACTCTTAAATATTCGAGTTAATCGCATTACTTGAATCCAATCTAAACTGAACAACCCAAATAATGGGATCGATGAAACTACAACAATTAATAAATCAAAAACACATTCTTTATCCTTAAAGAATGATTTGCCAAGACATTTAATCTTAACAATCATCTCTATTATAAAGAATATGGTAAATGCCACATCTAGTGGCAAAAGGACATGTTGAAATCGGTGAAAAGACAATAGAAATATCACTACAGTATTCAAAAGAATACATATAGCAATATTCCTATTATTCAGGAAAAATTTACTCACCCCAGAAGTCGTCGAGGGATTTGGGAGAGGCTTCGTTACCATTTACGGGGACTTTGAGAATTTCCTGGAACTGAACATACTCTCCTACTTTGGGTGCAGCGATAGCCTTGCGACCATCAGAGAACTTATTAAAGAGACTATCAATTCCTGACTTGTTGTATCGTTCCAGTAGTTCTTCTGCCCTCATATTGGCAACGCCATTCTTTGCATCCAAATCAGCCAACATACCTGTAGTAGAGTCAATGACATGTTCCATCTCTCCGATCTTATCAGAGATATCTTTTGCCATGAAATCCATAGCATCAGTGAACATTGCCAATTCGTCAGGATCACCCTTAACGATAGACATTACAGATTTGAAAGCTTTATGCTGTGCACGGATTCGTTCGAATGTTTTCTTTCGAATATTTACTTCGTTAGTAACATCCTGAATTGTCAGATTTGCATACTCTTCAAGCTTTTTAAGCTTTTCAAACCACATTTCTGAGTTCTTAAGAGCAAGTAACTGATCATCCAATGATTCTTTAAGACGAAGTGCTTGGCGTTTCTGAATTGTTGCCATTGCAATGTTTCCATTACGCTCAGACACTTGTGCTTCATCCATGCAATTACGCATTTCCCTTGTATCGTTCTGAATATCGTTCTTAGAACGAATGATACAACCTCTGAGATCTCCCATTACCTTTTTAATGTCAGCTGACTTTTTCTGCATATCACGGATACGTTGTTCTACGATAGCAATAGGATCGATTTCGATAACCAATCCAGTTAGCTTTCTCATTAACATAAAGTAAGTGGCAGAGCAGATTTTCCTAAACTTGGGATCACACAGGAGATAAATAATTCCTGCAATTAATCCCAGGAGCAGTCCAAGGTACAGTGTATTGGATGCCAGGGTAATCAGGAAAGGAAGAGCTTTATAAAAAAGCATTAACCCTCCTGCACCTAACAAACCCAAAACCACCATACCAGTTTTGCCTCCTGGTTTTTCCCAGTTAGAGAGACTTGAACCTTCAGGCAGCATCATACTTACAGAATTTGTGCCAGTCGGACCTTGTCCTCACTCAGGCGATTCGTAACCTTGTCGATGGTTGCATTCGTTCGAGCTTCAAAAGCAGCGGTTTCAGCTGTATTCTTCTGGATCTCTGAGTTGAGATCAATCGACTTGTCCGTGAGAGTTTTCAGTTCCTCACGAAGCTGCTCGATACGAAGATTCGTTGCTTTCAACTCCTCTGCCTTGTCCTCAACAGTCTCCTTACGGAGCTTTTCCATGCGAAGCTTTGCCTTTCCTCGTTCAGCTTCAATCACACCCAGATAGGTGTCAATCGATGCCAGAACGACATCCTTCGTCATCCGAGGATCCATGCCCTGAATGGAACCGAAAGCAGCTTTGAGACGTGTAGTCTCATCAGGGATATACTGCTTCATCTGTTCCGCTGACTGAAGAAGTTCCAGATAGTCAGGGCCAGGAAGATTCGCTTCGTTGATCTTACGCTCCAGGAGTTCCACCAGTTTGGTATCTACATCTCCTGATGCCATAATTGTGGGAGCAGGCACAGAAGTTACGACAGGACTGGGAACAGCAACCGTAGCAGGAGCAGATGCTTCCTGTGAAGTACGAGGCTTAACTGTCTCAGACTCTTTATTGGAGTCCTCAACGAACATCCAACCAAAAAGACGATTTTTTGCCATTGTTTATTTTTTATTTTGATGATTTTCAAGTCGAGGAATAGATTCTTCGAGAATAAAATTAACTACCTCGATGTTTTCAGGATCTAAAACTGCGGAATACGTATACATAGAGTCCTGATCAACCAGAATAACACTGTATACGAAACATCCATCAGGCATTTCCCGAATAGGTGCTGCACTTACAGTTCTCACTGTAGTTGGAGAGAGGTATTGAGAATGCTCCTCAACAAAAGTTGAAATTGTTGTTAAGGGTTGTTCTCGTTCATGCTTGGTGTCAGTATAGCACCAGAGCATCACTGAGCATATCAGAGAGACTACTGATAATATTCCCAACGGGAAGGCTCGATCATCTTCATCTTCCCTGATTGCAAAAGCAAGAAGGACGACACCTACAATTCCTAAAATTAAAGTTATTATGTACATATTATTCTATGTTAAGAGGTTCTTCATCCTCTATGGCTTCGATACAAGGATCATTCACGAATTCATCAGGATCTATCCAACCTGTATCAGGTACATTTTGTGTCACTTTTTCTATTATACAAATTTTAAAAGTCTTGGAGAGCTAAGAGGATTTGAACCTCTATCTCTACTCCTCAGAGTAGTGTACTTACCTATAAATACTATAGCTCTCTGTAGCTTTACGCTGCGGTTTCTTTCTCTTTCTTCTTGGGCTTGAAATGTTCGATCTCCCGAATCTCTTTCTTTTTCGTTTTCGGGTTGAAGAACTCAATCTTCTGAATGTAATGACGAGTCCGACGTGCTTCTTTTTTCATCGCTTCCAGTCTGAGTTTATCAGCGATACGATGTACTTGTCCGATAATTGCCATGTGTTTTCTCTTTAGTTATAGATTCGAGATTTGAGAGTTGCCATCTCACGCTCCATGCGTGCGATTTCTTGATCGTAGGGAATAGTTTTTCCCGTAATCAAATTCATTTTGTCTTTACCTGCTTTTTTGAAAGCTTCATACGTAACTTCCAGGCGAGCAAGAGCACCTTTGCGACGGACATTCAGTCCAGGTTTTCCACCCTTCATACTGTTTATTTAATTAGAAATTATCTTGTAGGAATAATGATCTTTGCCCCCTGTTGAAGAGCGCTTGCCAGAGCTTGGACGCACTTATTGACGTCCTCAGAGTTTTTTCTTCTCCCTATAGGAGTATTGAGCATACCAATAAGAGTTTCAAAATACTCTTGAGTGGTAAATTCTTCTGTTTTAGGATGTTCACCCATTTTTAAGGAATTATAGCGTAAATAACAATGATGTCATTGTAATATTGATTTTTGAGGTAATCCATATAACGCAGAGCATCTTCTTTAGTTGAGAAAGATTCCCAAGAATTTTCCCCATTATGGGAGATTAGTACTATATGCTTCATAATTGGAATTGACTATTAATTCTATGGAGTCTCTGGGAATATTACTATTAATAATAATTTTTACTTTCTCTGTTGGAAGAGTTGTTTTAGGTCTTACGGTATCTACTGCTGTAAATAATAAAAATTGTATAAGAATTGTTCCTACTAAACAAACCCAAAAACATTTATTTTTATCAGGAGTATCCTGAATCCACGCAGCTCTTGCAATGAACCATAGTGAAAAGGATAAGATAGTCATCACTCCCCAGAATATATATATTCCAATCATAGTTTTCAAATTAAAAAAATATCTGCATTGTCAACGCTTGCCAGGCTACAGATATAGATAAATTAATCGGCCACATAAATATTAAAATCTTTACACTCCCTGGACAAACAAAGAAAGTATGAGCCTTCAAGTAAAGATCTCTTGCTGTGTCGACGAAGTAGACATTCTTCGGACCTTGGCGCAAGTCGTCCTGCATCCTTCCTCGAACTCCGTAAGAGGACTCGCTCAGCAGGTAGAGCTACACTTTGTAAAGTGACTAAATTTACAAAGCTTGTAGAGTTGGTTAAGTAGGTTTAAGGGCTTGTTAGCCCGAACTCTACAACCCGTAGGTTACTTCTTACGACAAGAACCTACAATCAAAGAAAACGATTCACCTTAAATCAACCAAACACTTATTCATCTGCGTCACCACGGCAGAAGTAAAATACAGGCTTATTTATAGGGATTGCCTTTAATTCCCTCGCTGGATTATCCGAGGTTTAATCCAATTGATTTAAGTTATGTATAAAAAGAAAACAACAGCAGACAGCGCGTATTTCGTTGTGGCGAGGCTGAGATAGTGACCATCACCGACCTGCGTTCATAATAGAATTCCTTAAAGGAATTTCTATTTAATCACACGTGCGTAAATAATCGTAGCAGGCATAAAGTAAAACACTTTATTAACTTATAGAGGTCTTACCGCAGTAAGTCCTCGTATGCTCTCTCCCATTCCTTACGGGATTCAGTGAGCGGCATTTTGAACGAACCTAATCGTTTGATGTACGTCTGGATATTCGGAATCTTGTCCCATACACGGTAGAACGCAACCACGATATCCCGACGGAAAACAACCTTGGTGTTGAGCTTCTCCGAAATGAGATACAGAGCACCAGCTTTCTTGGTAGCTTCCATATACTCTTCATTGGAGATTTTCAGGGTTCCCTCCTTGAAATCCTTCGTAGAGTGCTACCCTTAATGAGCTGAATTGCAGCCTTGAGTTCGAACTCAGGGTACGCCTTCATGAAGTCACGAAGTTGTTCGTAACCTTGGATTTTTCCTTCCAGATAAGCCTCCATGTAGTCGTTGGTCGACCAGTTCAAGTGTTTGGCGTTGAACATGATGGCCAGCTGCAGAGGACTCTTGTCAGAGTTCACGACCATTACACGAATCGGAGTCTTGTTTTCAGGATATTTCTCCTTAAGCATACGAAATGCTGCAAGACGGTTTTGCCCATCCAGCACCTCACCGTTAGGGAGAACATAGATAGGAGGAAGCCACTCTCCATCAAGGAAAGCTTTAAAAATGCGTTTCACATGTGCCATTCTCAGGTTGCGATTACCAGGAATGAACGAAAGCTGTTTGACATTTTCTACGAGATAGCACTTCTCAAAGGGAGTGCGATTCGAGAACAGTTCTTTTGCCATAAGTACAATTTGTGATATTGTTAAACGTTTGTAGTGGTTAGAGGACTCCAACCTCTGTTTCCAGAATGAGACTCTGGTATCCTAACGCAACTAGATGAAACCACCAATAATTTTAATCCTTGTTACTCTTGTAACTAGTTCCCTTAAAGAGACTTGCACAAAGTATAGCAACTCCTAAAGAGAGCGCAGGTGAAAGTTTACCTACAATGTAGCCTTCTGCTACGAGTTTGGGAAATACTGCAGGAATCACTACAGGCCAGAGCAAATAAATGAAAATGCTCATAAAGAAGGCTGCAATAGCGATAATTACAATAATTCCGATGATTGCTCCTATGCAACCTCCGAAAGTGTCATTATCCATTTCTTTGAACTGATATAATTTCAATGCATCCAAATGCAAGTAATTTCATAGTATTTCTTGCGTCAGATTCATCTTTAGCAAGAACAGGAAGAGAACTTTGAATCGGAATCCCTTCTTCATTGTAGAAGAGATACGTTATGAGGAAAGACTTCATTTATTTAATTTTAAATTGTACTCGGTATGGGATTTGAACCCATGATTTCAGGAATGAAAATCCTGCGTCCTAGGCCAACTAGACGAACCGAGCAACGTTGTTGCTTGAAATACTTAGTTTACAAAACCATTTTCTTTCTTCTGCTTCTTGGATTGCAACCAAACCCTCAGATCTTGCAAAATGTGGCAATTTCGAAGAGAGTAATAACACTATGAACAAAATTGAAGAAAAACGCGGCAATCGCTACCACATAAGAGCCTATGGGACCGATCAAAGTCCCATAGACTAAATTTAAGTCGGGTTAAGGCTTGATAGCACAATGGAACAGAGCGTATAAAACCTTCTCTGAAGTATATTATTGACTAGATAACATACTTGAATATGGCACTGTCTCAAAGGAACTGGCCCATATCCTCCGTTCCCACCTTTATAGCTATTTCCGAATTCAAAGTTCTTCCATATCATACAGTTTTTAAGTTATTCAATCTGTCAAACTCTTTCAGGAAGCGTGTCACATCCGCAACCGTTGGGAATATCCCGTCAAAGAGCTTGTACATCAGTTCCGGTCTCTGCGACCGGTTCTGATACACTATCACTTTCTTTCCGGTCCCCTTCATCCATCCTGCCTCGGAATGTGCTGAAGCTCCGCAGGGGAGCACAAGCACACAGATATCGGCCCGCCGCATGGCATCGAAGTCCGACCTGAATTCCGCTTCTACCAGCGGATGCTCCAGTGCGTCC